CGAACGGCACCGGCTTGGCCGCCGGGGCCTGCGTGAGGATGTCAGCCGCGATCCATGCCGGGTTGCGGGATACCCGATTCCCGGAGCCATCGCGCAGCGCGGGGCCTTCCCATGTGGCGCCGTCCGCCGTGAAGAGGACGGGGCGCTCTACCTCAACCGTCAACTGGTCGAGGCTCCCGGTCAATTGGTCCGTGGCGAGCACGTCCACGGCCATCAGCGCCAGGCTCCCCAGCATGGGGTCGGAGAGCACGGGGGCCGCGCGCCACACCCGGAATACGGAGATCCGGACCTCATCGAGATAGCTGTCGTCGTCGTCGAAGTCCGGGGTGGTCTTTCTCAGGCGCACCTCCCATTTGCCATCGGGCACGCGGAACGTGATGTTGCGCCGTACCAGCCCCGCGCGGGCTTCGTTCGCCAAAATATTGAATTCGTCCGTGGGGTGCGACTCGAATATCGCGGGCAGGTTACCGCTGACGTCAACGAGGTCGCGGAGCGCGCCGCTGTTCTGCGGGACGTAGTCCGTGTCCCCCATGGGTATCCTTACGTAGAGCACGAGCTTGGCGGCATGCGTGGCGATGGACAAATCGCTGAGCGCGGCCACGAAGTTCTTGGAATAGACTTCGCTTTCCGGGTCGATCACGCGCTGTATCGACCGGCAGAGTTCCAGGAGGCGCCCCATCTGGAAGTTGAGATTGGCCCAGGCCGCGGCCTCCCCGGCGATGTGCGTGAGCTGCCAATGCTGGTTCGTGGTGCTGCGCTGTACATTCTGGGCGAGGGCGAGCAGCGTGTTGTACATGTCGGTCGGCGCGTTGCGCAGCGCGGTCGCGGTGAGGTTCGCGGCGTTGATCTTGTCGCCGATCAGCGCCGTGAGTTCGACGGTCCATTCCAGGCACTGCGCGCGCGTGGTGCGATCGGTCTCGCGATAGTAGACGCGGTCCATCTCGTTCCCGTCGGGAATATGTGATATCCACGCGCTTTCCGGGGCGCCCGCCATCCGGTATTGCACCTGCATCCCCACCGCGTAGGTATACAGAGACNCCTCGACGTAGCGGCCAATGCCGTCGGGGAAGGTGAGGTCGATACTGATCCGCGCGGTATTGCTCGGCGTGGTGAGCGTCACGACGCCGGGCGCGGGCTTGCTCTCCGCGGTGGAGGCCGGCGGGAGAGGCACGCCGGAGAGATCGACGCGCCATTGCTCCGCGTAGCCGATCCTGCGGTCCATGTATTCCTCTTCGACNTCGCCGGAGAAATACGTGATCTGCTGNCTGCTGAGCCAGCCGTCATTGACCTGGATGTTCACGCCGTCGAATTCGGATATCGGGGTCTCGCCTATTTTGATGCTGGAGAGGTCGGTGTGAAGCGGCTGGTAGCCGAGGCAGAGCAGGAGNTTGATGTAGTGGTCGTCGCCCCGGATTTCCGTGACAGGGGCCGCGGCCAGGGGNGGCGTGATGCGCTGGCGCCCGTGTACGGTGGGGATCACGCCGTACTGTCGCGCCTGATTTCTGGCCCCGGTGAGCGCGTTNGTGGAGGGTGCTATCTCGCGCCGGTACGGGATGAAGGTCGCCACGGCCCAGGTGCCCGCGCCGATGAGCGCCAGGCGCAGGATGCCCGCGCCCAGCCCCGAGAATCCGAGGGCGCCGGGGATGACATAGCCGCCCACGATGGCAGCGAGGTGGGCCACCTGCCGGAGCGAGTCCTTGCCCAGCCCGTTGGGGCCATCGCCCGCGGGCTGGATCCCCACGTGGATCCGGGAACCGGCTTTGGGCTTTACACGGCCCCAGGCGTCCTCATGTAGCGCGAAGNCCTGAAACGCGAGGTGCAGATATGGTGCGGCACTCCGTGGGATCCCGATATCCCGGAGGATGTCCGCTATGCTCGGCCCCGCCTCCACGTGGAGGTCCCGTTTGAGGCCGGGGAACGCCAGGGAATACACGTGGATGTGGACGCGGCTATCCATGGAATCGCGCCGCATGCCGGAAAAACCCGGCGATCCTCCGGGACCAGATAGGTGCGGACAGCCGCTCCAGGCAGACCCCGGCCTCGTGGCTGGCGTGGATGAAATCGCCGTGCCCCGCGTAGATCCCGCAATGCGCGGGCATGCCGAGGATGTTGAGCAACACCACGTCGCCGCAAACAGGCGCGGAGACCTTCACCCATTCGGGTTCGCGCTGTGCGCCCCGGATAAGCCCCGCGCAGTCCTTTGGGCGACTGGTGTGATAGTCGCAGTAGTCGCGGGTCGCCACGCCGTAGCATTCGGCCATGACAAGCCGCACCAGGCCGTAGCAGTCCAGCCCGTTGTGGTCCCGGCCCTGTTCCGCGAAGGGGATGCCGATGTAGTCCTGGATCCGCATCAGAACAGCCCCGGAAAGTCGAAGGGGTTGAAGCTCTGCGGCGGCCACAGTTCGTTCGCGAGGTTCTCGTAGGACAGCGTGCCCTCCACGGTCTGGTTGCCGGACTGGAGCGCCACCAACTGCATCGGCAGGTACTCGATCTCGATGCCGTCGTAAACCGNCGGGGTCGCGCTTGCGTTGGTGGGGATCGCGATCCGGATGGTCACCAGGAACTCGCCGAAGAGGCTGCGGAATATCGGGGTGAACCACTGCGTAGTGTTGTCGATGCGCAGCTGTGCGCCGCGCGGCGTGGCGTCGCGATCATCGGGCAGGCGCACCTCGAAGCCCATGGCGGTATACGTGTTGCCGCCGGAAATCACGTCCTCCGTGTTGTTCACGAGCCGGATCGGCTCCTCCAGATCCTCGTGATCGATGTCGAGCAGGTAGAGCACGACAAGGCCGGTCTCGCGCGCCATCATGGCGTTGAGGATATCGGCGCTGAGCGTTTCGCGCGCCATTACACGATCTCCAGTTCGAGCGTGGTCGCGTACCAGCGCACGTCGGGATCCGCCGCCGGGGTAAGGTTCTTGAATCGGGGCTTTTTGACGAACCGGAAATTAACGGTGTCCCCGGTCGCGAGATCGGACCACTCGAAGGGGAGTACGCCGTGGTTGATGACCTCCCAGAATTCGTCGAACACGGCTTTCTGTGTGCCGGTGAACTCCATGTTGGTGGTCTGGAAATGGCGCTCCCGGGTCGAGCGCCGGCGGCGCTTCGGGGGGCCGTTGCCGACCTCGGATTCCACGGTGTTGGGCTCGGAGTACACGTCGTAGCCCGGCAGGGGCAGTTGGGGCAGGCTCGCGGGCCAGACAGCCATCAGTAGCCCCCCCTGCGCAGTGGGCCAGCGGCAAGGGCCTCATCGAGGTCGCCAGCAATCGCGGCCCGGTTGAAAGTGTTGACCACGATGTCGTAGATCTGCTGGCCGTCCATGCCGCGCCGTTGCCGGACCTCGATGGGCGGTGAGTCCGCGCTGCGGTAGTCGTTGATGTTGATGACTGTTGCGGCCTCACCCCCGGCTGCCTTGACGCCCAGGGTGCCGTCGCCCAGGCGCACGGCGGGCATGACTACTTCCGTGCCTGCCTCGCCGCGTACCGCTGGCCCGGACTTCGTGTTGAAATACTCCGGGCTGTTGACCACGTGCCCCTTGTCGAAGGCGCCGCCGTCCGCGTTCTTGATCAGGCCGCCAATAGAGCCCACGGCGAAGTCGAAGATCGGCCCCACGACGAGTTCGCGAACCGCGAGATTCAGCAAGTCGCTGATCACGTCATCGACAAAGCTGTTCCACTCGAAACGGCCTTGCTTGATGCCTTCCACGATCTTGTCCGTGAGCGAGTCCGCCCATTCGTCGGTGAGGTTCTTCAGTTCGTCGATCACCTTCGCCATGCCCTTGAGTTCTTTCTNNNNCTCNTCGCNNCACAAGCCGAAGAGTTCGATCACGATGCGCACTGCGTCGGCGATGAGCGCTATGACGTTCAGGGCAATCCGGAGGGCCGTACCAATCGTAATTGCCGCGCTGACTCCCGCAACTTNCATTGTGGCGAATAGCGCGGGAATGGACTTGATCGTCCCGTAGAGATTTCTGCCGATATCGTACAGGCTGCCCAAGGAAGAAATGGCGCCGCCGATAGCATTGGCGCCAAGGCCCTTCAGGCTTTCGCCAACTCTGGAAATACCTTCTGACAATTTCCTCCACTGTTCCCCGGCTACGGCGCGCATGGCCTCATGGAGTACCGCCGGGATTTCCTGCCCCTGGTCGATGAAGTTCCGCATGGCGTGCGTGATGTCCTCGAACGACATTGAGGCCGCGTCCCGGACGGTCTCCCAATAGTCCAGGCTCAGGATATTGTCGCGGCGGGCCGAATCCATAGTCCCGGCGTCCACCAGTTCTTGTAGGTGAGCCGTGAGCGCCCGCGTGTCTTCCAACATCGTCGCGATGTCGCCGGGGTCCATGAGGCTCGCGAAGCGGTCGCGGCCACGCCTGCGGAAATCGCCCGCACTGTCGAACTGCATCGCATCTTCGAGTTGCGCCTGTGCCTCCATGGCGAGTTCGGTGATCGCGGCCTGGGTTGCCGCCAGGGCCTCCAGCATGGCGGGCTTGAACTGCTCCGGGATAGCCAGCANNCCGGACTCCAGCAGCTTCGCGGCACTGATGCCCTCGGCCTCGAACTGCGTGAAGAGTTCCTGGAAGCCGCGCTGCACGGCCTCGCCCGTCATGATCTCCGGGAACAGCGTGGCGAGCTTCGTAATGTTCGCGGCTTCCACCGCGAAGGCTTCCTGCGGGAACAGGCTCAGGCGCATGCCCTCCGCCTCTTCTTTGAGCTTGCTCATTTCTTCCGCGGCCTTTTTCGCGGCGCCGCCCGCCTTTGCGGTGGACGCGGCGAGATCATCCATGATGTTGGCGCCCTCCATGAGGCTGGTGAGGTCGAGGTCTGCGTAGCCCTCGAAGTCCGGGGCCTTCATGGATTCCTTCATAGCGGCCCACAGGTTCTGGACGCCCTCCGGGAGCATGGAAAAGTCTTCATCGAACTGCTTGGAAATACTTTTCCCTACGCCCTTAACGAAGTCGCCGAATCCAGAGAAATAGCCCTTGGCCTTGTCAATCTGTTGGCCCGCCAGGCCCGCGAAATCGCCGAGCATATCGTCAAACTTCGCGCTGACGGCTGCGGTGTCGATGCCGATGAAAGACAGCATCGTGGACGCTCCATTAGCGATGGCCTCCCAGGCGCGNANNTAGCCNGANNCTATGGACTTCGCNATGCCAAGCGCCCAGTCGCGGAGTTCCGTGAACTTNTCCATGACCTGCCCGATGTAGTGCTTGCTGGCCGCCGCAATCGCTTCGTAGTTTTGCTTCCAGACAGCGCGCAGGGTGTAGACTGCGGCCCCCACCGCCGCGATTCCGGCCAATACGAGGGTTACCGGCGAGTACACGGCGCCCCACGCGATAACAGCCGCCTTTTTCAGCACGTCGA